CCCACTTTTTTATTTTGGGGGCTTTATTACTTTTTAAATTTCTAATCCAAATTAATAAATCTTTAGCTCTGGTCGCGGCAACATAGGCAACTCTTCTTTCTTCATCAGAAAAAGGCTTCACTCCCAAAACTATAACATTTTTATTTTCTAATCCTTTTGCGGAGTGTATAGTAAGAACTTTTACAGTATTTTCTTTTATCTTTCTTCTTAATTCGTCGGTACTTAAATCTCTCTTTTTAAACGAATCCCAAGGTATATCATTTTCACTTAATATATCTCCTACAAAATCTATTTGACTATTTGTTCGAGTTAATATAAACCAATCTCCATATGAGTCATTTGATTTGATTGCATCAATAATAAAAAATTTATTAAACTCTTTTAATCTAATAACTTCTCCACTATTATTCATACATATAGCTCGTTTATATATTTTATCTTCTACTAAATCCATAAAATCACTAGCAAACTCTACTATTTCCGCGCCAGACCGATAATTTGTAGTCATCATATAAACTTTTGTTTTTTCATCTCTTGCCATATTTAAGAAAATAGAAACATCAGCATCTCGAAATGAGAAAATATTTTGATAGTCATCTCCAACAACCATAATATTAGCTGGATTTAATAGGTTAAAAAATTCATTTTCTTTTTGGCTAATATCTTGAAATTCATCAACAAGTAAATGTTCTACAAAAGGAAAAGTTATATCATTATTTTTAATCAATTCAAAAAATTCATCAAAGTCTTCATCTTCTATATATTTTACTGTACTAATTCCATTACTTAATAAAATCTTATTAGCAAAACCGTGAATTGTTCCTATATACGCATTACCGATTATGTTTCCCAATCTTTCTTTCATTTCATCGGCGGCAGCGTTCGTAAAAGTGATTGCTACAATTCCATCTGTTTTAACTCCATCTTCAATTAATCGTTTAATTCTTTCTGTTAAAACTCTCGTTTTTCCTGAGCCGCTACCAGCAATTACTAAAATTTGTGATTCGTTTGAGTTTACTATTTCTTTTTGTACTTTATCTAATTCAATCATTTTATCTTGCCTTCCTTAAAAAGTTTTCTTGTTTCTTCTGGAGTTAATCTTTTATAATTTATTTTAGTTTCTGGAACTATAGCTTTTTCTGATTCTTCTATAGCTTTTAAAAAACGTTCTACCTCTTCTTTAGTTTCTAATCTTATTGGATTTAAATTCATCTTTATTCACCTATTATATTATAGAATAAAAAGAGGAAGAAATCAAATTTCTTCCCCTTCTTCTACATTTGAAATAATTTCCCATCGTTGCATTCGTTCATAATATTTATCAATATAATGATTACCATCAAGTTTTTTATAATCCTTATAAGTATCCTCTAACTTTTCATGTTCATATAGTGGGATTTGTTGGGTTTTTTTGTATTTTTGATAAATAGCCATAATTTGATATCTTAAAGTATCACGAATGCCATAGAGGAGATTCTCAATTGTTTCATTTTGTTTCAAATTAATACTCTTAATTTCTTGGAGTTCTTTCCGCATTTCTAACATATATTTGTCAAAATATTGTGGAAGTAATTCGTCTAAATCTCTCTTAATTAATTTTTTTCTTTTACCTTTAAAAAAGTTAAACTGAATACCACTAAATTTTCCAATAGTTAGAATAGCCCCAACAACGCCTCCAATCAAAATAATAATATTACAGATTGTTTGTATAACCATTGGACTCACCTCACTATAATGAAGTGAGTTTTTTTGACAATTAATCTATTACTTTGGAATTAACTTATCGTTATGGTATTGGCTTTTTACTATAAAATCTTCATTATCTAATATATCTTCAAGTTTATTAATATTATCTATCTCCCAATATGGAACGCGATATAAGGTTATATTGTGAGCAAGACAATAAGCGTTTTTTCTTCTATCTCTTCCAAGTGCATTTAGATATTTTGTATTATTCTTATGAAAGTGTTTTATTCGTTGAAAATGCGCTTCACCATCATATTCTATTAATACAAATCTTTTCCAGTCATCACTATATATTGCAAAATCAAAGCGACAAGGTTTACCTTTACTTGATTTTAAATCTGGAAAGGTTTTTTCTATTGTAAAGTTTACTCCTTCTTCTTGAATAAGTCGTTGTATTTTTTCAGCGCCCTTACTTAGTTTCATGTGTCATTGCCCCAAATTTTTTCATAATTACAATCAATTAATTTAAGATCTGGTCTAAAGCCTACAAGTCTTCCATGACGAAGCGCGCGGTCTTCTGTGAACTCCATTGCAGTGACTTCAATAGGTAAATCTTTATATTTATCTATATTTGCTTTAATTTCATCAGATACTCCGCTTAACCAACCAATAGGGAATACTTTTCCTTTTCTAAGAACACCTATCTCAAGGCTTCCCGCCCAGCCATAAAAGTAAGGTTTTGTAACTGGTTCAATAGGAGCGCCTCCATAATAATCTTCCCAGTGTTCTCCTTCTAATTTTTCAAGAGTTCTTACATTTTCCCAGTACTTCCAAGTTCTAATTTCTTTTCCAGAATAGAGTCTAGTAGGTGCGGCAGTCTTACCGGTAAAGAAGCAATCTATAGTTTGAGAAATTTCTTTCTTAATTTTTAAAGTTTTTCTTGCAGGACGCTTTCCAGGCTCAGGGTGAGTACCTTTTTTAGTAATAACTACTCCTTCTCCATTGTTTTCTAATATTACTTGAAGCATTTCCCACAATTTCTTACCTTCAAAATATAGCGCTAAATGAATTTCTGGAATTTTAACACATTTTCTAATTTTAATTAAGTATTCAATTCTTTCTTCGACAGGAGTATTCATTAAAGATTTTCCATCATAAGCCCAAACATCAAAAACATAGTAATGAAGTTTATCTCCTTCTTCTTGACGACGAATGGCTTTATCTTCAAGACAGCCCATAATTGTAGTTACATTATGAGAGCCTTCTCTTTCAGGAAAATAAATTTCTCCAAGTAAGCAGGTTCCATTAGGGAGCTTTTCAAAGAAATCCTGTAAGTGTGGTACGTGTCCAATTTTATTTAAATAATATCCTTTAACAGATTTATTCCTACCTTGTAAAGTCATATTACCTTCCATATCTTTAACAAAACGATAATAAGCTCCATCAATTTTTCTGGAACCAATATAATCTCCACTAAAAATCATTTGTTTTGTTTCAGCCTTGGGATCTTTTTTATAGCTCTTGGGGAAAGACCAATATTTTTCTGCTTCTAACTCAAAAAAATTTACTCCGTCAATTAAATTACTCATTTTATCTCTCCTTAAAATTTTACTAAGTTATCTATGAATTTCATAGCTTCTTTTTCTAATTCTTCAATGCCTTTATCATTTTTAATTTCATAAGTATAGGTATAATTTAAAACTTCTTCATCTGCGTGATTTGATTGAGGAAGTTTCTCCATTTCTTCTCTTCTGATAATTAAAGTTTCTGCACCCATTTTATCTACAAATTTTTGAATTTCTTTCGGTTCGCGGCAATGCACAAAGAAAACAATCTTATCTTCTGGGACTCCCATTTCTTTATTAAAATGAAGATACGTTTGTCTTATTTGTTGCTCTACAATAGTAAAAGGAGAATCATTATATTCAGTTAATAAATCTTTTAAATCACTTAAAAACTTTCTATCTTTTGCTTCTTTTAAACCATTCCAACCTACTTGTGCGGCAATCCTTTTTACGAAATCAATGGTTGAGATTTTTCCTCCCATAATGCCGCGCGCGGTCATATATTTTAAACATAGGTCACAAAATAAATCTTTACCGGACATTGGAACTCCATTAATTACTATTATTTTCATTATTTTCACCCCATACTTTATATGCTGTTGGCATTTGTCTTGCTAAATTATCCGCTTTTTCGTTCCACTCTATTCCACTATGTCCTTTTACTTTTTTAAATTGAATATCAGCTCTTTGGAAAAAGGGGATTATTTTTAACCACAAATCTTTATTTTTTACAGGTTCTTTTTTAGAATTAATCCACCCATTTTTTACCCAATTTTTCCACCAATTTTGAGTTATACAATTATGTATATAAGCTGAATCTGTATAAATAGTGCAATTAGCAGGTTCAACATTTAATTTATCATCATAATAGCGACAAGCATTTAATACTGCCATCATTTCCATTCTATTATTTGTTGTATTTTTTTCTCCACCAAGGTCTTCTTTTATTTTTACGCCATCAAATAAAGCTACATAGCCCCAACCACCCGGCGCGTCCTTTGTACCGTTACCTCGGCAACTTCCATCGGTATAAATTTCAACATTATGCATCTATTTTCTCACCTTTCTTATAATAGCTATTATAAATTTCCTCATACAAACTAAAAGGAAAATTAAATTCTTTTTGAACAAACTCTAAATTTTCAACAATATCTCCATTTTCATCTTTCTTTTTAGCTTTCTTTACTTTAACAGAAGACTTTCTTAATTTTATTTTTAATTTCATATACTGCATAAATGAATTTAAATTATAAATAGATACTAATATAGGTAAATCATCTTCTTCTTTATTAAACATACTTATTATTTTAATTATTTCTACCATTAATAGATCTGTCTTATCTTTCATATTAAAATGTGGAATATAATAACCACGTCTTTTATTATGTTTAGCCATACTTTTTGTATTTATAATAAGACAATTTAAAATTTTATCATAAAAATTATATAAAACTTCTTTATTTTCCATATAAATATTACTCCTTATTATTTTTTCTATAATAATTATAATACTTTTTTTGAGGAAAATCAAATTATTTTTAATTTCTTAAAAATTTGATTTTTTAATGAAATATGATATAATATATTTTATATATATAAATATAAATGAAAAGGGAAAATTTGATAAAAAGACAAAAAAGAACTATAATTTTTATAGAAATTCAGAAAGAGAGAGGTAATAAATATGAATTTTAGTGAAGTTATAAAAGAAAATGCAACAAGAAAGTACACCGAAAATGGTGCGAGAGCTTATAACACAACAGGTGACAAGTTACTTGACTTGTTTTCAACTGTTGGCTCATTAAGAACTCGTTCAGAAGAGGAAATAAGAGAGAAGTACAGATTGGCTTTCAATGAAGACCAGCTGCTTACCACAAAGTTACTGTTCTATACAGGTAATATTCGTGGTGGTCTTGGCGAGAGAAGAACTTTCAGAATTTGTCTGAAGTGGCTTGCGCAGGAGCATCCTGAGATTGCGGTAAAGAACATTCCTTTGGTTGCGGCATTTAACCGCTGGGACTCACTTTTTGAGCTTATCGGTACTGATGTAGAAAACGCAATGTGGGCATATATTGCCGAAACTTTTGCTAACGACATCTCTAACTTAACAGTGGCAAAAGTAACAAGAACAGCTCCTCACATTTCTTTGCTTGCGAAGTGGCTTCCTTCGGAGAACGCTTCTTCAAAGAAGACTCGTAAACTTGCAAAGACTGTAATCAACAAGTTAAGACTATCTCCTAAGCAGTATCGTCAAATTCTTTCTGCACTTCGCGCGCAGCTTAAAGTTGTAGAAAAGAGTATGAGTGCAAGGGAATGGGATCAAATTGTTTATAGCGGAGTTCCTTCTTACGCTATGAAGAATTATAGAAATGCTTTTGAGCGTCATGACTCAGAACGTTTCAAGGAATTTATTGGTGCTGTAAAGAAGGGAGAAAAGAAGATTAACGCTTCTACGCTTTTCCCTTACGACCTTATTCACCAATATACAAGTCGTTCAGGCTGGGATTTCAATGTAACAAACTACGATGAAGTTCTGGAGCAGCAATGGAAGGCTCTTCCTAATTACGTAGACGAAGGTACTGAGGTACTTGTAATGGCAGATACGTCTGGCTCAATGTTCTACGGAGATACTCGTCCTATGGAAACTTCTGTAGGTTTGGCTATCTACTTCGCGCAGCGTAATAAGGGAATGTATCATAATACATTTATGACATTCAGTAGCACTCCTGCTTACTACTCAATTGACGAAGGAGCTTCTTTGAGAGATTGTATCCGGAAGGTAAGCCGTGGTCCTTGGACAGGTTCAACAAACCTTACTGGGGCTATGAGAAAGATTCTCCACGACGCAGTTAGCAACTCCGTAGCTCCTGAGGAAATGCCTAAGGCGTTGGTAGTTATTTCTGATATGGAAATCGATGCGGCGCAGCGCTGGGGTTCAGATAAGTGGGATTATGCAGATGCTCTTGCAGAGGAGTTCGAGAGAGCGGGCTACACAATGCCTAAGTTGATTTTCTGGAATGTAAATTCAAGAAATGACACTTTCCTTACTAAGAACAAGAATACTCTTCTTGTTAGTGGACAGTCACCTTCTACTTTTAGAAGTGTGTTGAAGTCTATTAATAAGACAGCGTATGAAGCTATGTTGGAAGTATTGAATGATCCTATGTATGATTGCGTAAGAGTTTAACTTAATATTGAAGCGGAGTTTATCTCCGCTTTAAATTAAGGAGTCATAAAATGAAATTGATAGATAAAGTAGTTTTAGATGACAATGGAAACTATTACGAAATCTACGAATTTGAGAGTGAAAAAGAAAAAGAAGATTTTATGAAAAAGAGAAAAAGGTGTAAAGAAATAAGAGAAAGATTAAAAAAAAAAAGAAGAAGGATATTTAACCGAAGAAGAAGAAATCGAATATAATAAAATATTGGATAGCTTATATAAACCTACAGGAATTAATATCTTTGATTTATGCTAATTTGACTTTTTTATAAAATTTTTATATAATATATATAGAAAAAGAAAGAAAAGAGGAATAAAATGGCTCGCACAATTACAAATGATCAGATAATTGAGATGAATGAATTATATCTTAAAATCAAAACATATGCTGGTGTGAGCCGTGCAATGGGTGGTTCACCATCTCCTACAACTGTTAAAAAGTATATAATTCCGAATTATATTTCAAAAGAAAATAGAAAAATGAAAGTATTTCATAAAGACGATTTGCCAGAGTTCGCCGCGGAAATTTTCGATGGAGTAGATAATTGGGGCGATTTATGTTTGCTTTCTAAAGATGAACAAGAAGGAATAAAAGAATTTTGGAATGAACTTACAATGTAGAAAGGATTTTGAAAATGGTATATTTTCTTTTTGACGAAAGTCCTATACAGGTTGGTAAATATTTAATAAGACCGAACTACCCATTACTTCCTTTAAAAGGTACGAAGGGAAGTTATGGAATACTTGAGGCTCGAATTATGAATCTTCCTTATGCAGACTATTTAAGAATGTGTAGAGATTTATATGGGGCGGAAGTTATTGGTAAAAATCATATGTATCCAGTAGCTTTCTTTCAAGATAAAAAGAAAGCTCAGCCATTAATTGATGAGCTTAATAAAAGAGCAAAAATATTATTAAATAAAAGAAAGAGGTAATTTAAATGGTAAAATTTTTAGACAAAAGTGCAGTAGATTTTATTGTCAAGCCAAATGACGGTGTGGTTGTCGCGAGGTTTGTAAACCCCGAGGAACTATCTTATAGAATTGTAGAAAAGGTTATAAGCCCAAAAGCAGAACTCTACATTTCTCCGAAGGACGTTGAATCATTAATTGAAAGAATGTCTACCGTGCGCGGAGTGGCAAAATGTGCGCCAGAGGATACTTTTGACGTTAAGACTGGTAAGAGAATTGCACTATCTCATTTGAGATATAAGACAATTAGGTCAATTTCAAAGCTAGTTTTGAGGCGCATTGAAGCCATTCATAATGAGTATGATAGACTTACAGTGATGGTTGACGATGGAGTTAAATTCTTAGAAACTGAAAATGATAGATTGAAGAAAATCTACGAAGAAATTGATAATTAAATAAATGTACAAAGCGGTCTTTCTCTTTACTTTTTAAAGAGAAAGATTTTTTTGTGAGGTGAAACAAATGGATTTAATCAATTTAAAAGATGTCTCAGATTTAAATGTAAACTTTAATGTTAAGGTTATTGATATTGATTTCTATAATGTATCAAACCGTAGAGTTTCTCTTGGTCATGTAGGGGATTATAACTTATATGTTTTGCATTTAATTATTCCAAAAGATAATGATTGGGTAGATCCTATGCAAGTTATTTTGAGTTATCAAAATAATACTTTGAGTAAAGCTAAATGGATAACCAATCCTAGTAAAATAGTTGGAAATTCATATTATTTTCTCGTAAAAGGAGATATAGTTTCTACAGCAGGAGCAGGCTTTTTACAGTTCCAGGTCGTTCTACCAAGTAATGATGCAACTACAAAAACTGTAATAGCAAAAAGTAAGAAAATTCCTTATATCGTTGAGGAATCTTTAACTTTAGAAGGTTCAGCAGAAGAAGTTACTCCAGAACAAATGTCTTTAATAGATAGCTTAATAGCAGATTGTACTAATTTAATAAACGATTATACTAATTTAATTGATGCGTATGAAGTTACAGATTTGAAAATGTTAAATAAAAGAGTTAGTGATTTAGAAGCATTAAATGGTTATGAAAATTTATATAATCCTTTTTTAAATACCTATAGCGTTGTAAGATTAGATTTAGCAAATAATACTACATATACTGTAAATTATAATCCTTCTAATCCTACTACATCTATATTACCTGATGGAACCATACAAACTGCAGCTCATATAAGTGGTAATTATAGAGAATTATTTTATAATCCTGATTTTAAAACAAAAAAGGGTGAAAAATATAGAATAAGTGGAAAAGTAATAATTCATAAAAATAAAAGAGATTCCATCGCTATAGATAAAAGAAAAATGGATTGTTTCTTTATAAATTCTGTAGAAAATTTTCCTACAAATGATACAAATAAAATTAAAACTACATTTTTTACAGAGGAATTAGGTGGTAGCGATGTCACAACCGCTTCACCCTTGGAAAGTGCTTGGTTTTCCGCAGATTTTACAGCGCAAGAAGATGGAACGGCATTAATTTTTGGAGCTTTTCCAGAAAGTAGTACTGTAACTACAAATACGACTGCAAACGACAGTCCTGTAAAAATAACTAATTTTATTTTAACTAAAGTTGAAAGTGAAACAAAAGAAGATTCAATATTTTCTCGTTATTCTAAAAATGATTTAGAAAAAGCATATAAGGAAGTTGTTCCTGTATCTATATATAGAGAAGATAAAGTTTTAGATTATTTAAAACGCGCGCGTGAGAAAAAAGAGTATTATTTAATTGATATCGATTCTTATGATACTTCAATTATAGACGATACTACCTTTATTTCTTCAACTGATACTACGAATTATAGTATTCCAAATCCTTATATTTTATCTGTTCCTAGTAATAGTTCCACAGTAGAATTTTTTAATACACAAACAAAAGAGAATTGGATTTATAGTATAGAACAAGGTCAAACTGAATTTAAAGTAAAAAATTTAATTCCTGAACATTTGTATGTTTATACTTTTAAAGAATCTAATGGTGATATAACAGATTCTGATTTCTTAAAAATTAAAGGACCGATAAGATTTATTGATATAGGAGTTAATGGTAACGAAGAAGAAATTGTTAATAATAAAGAATTAAAACCAGAATCTACAGTTTTTAATGTAAGAGATTTGGGTGGTTGGAAGTGTGATAGAGGAAAATTAAAATATGGAGTAATCTATAGAGGCTCAACACTTAGTGAAAAATACGAAGGAACCATAATAAGTTTAAGTGATTCTCAAAAAGAATTTTTAGTTGATAAATTAAAAATAAGAGATGAAATAAGTTTAAGATGGGCTTCCGAAATTTCTGGTAGGACATCATCTGTACTAAATGGAGTTAATGGACAACAAGTAGGATATAGAAATTTTGATATAGGTTATTATAATCCTTTAACTAATTCACGACCAGAAATAATAGCCAATATTATAAAACGTTTATCTGATAATATTCGTAATAATAAAACAACTTATCTTCATTGTTCAGCGGGAGCAGATAGAACTGCATTAATATGTTCAATTATAGAAGCCATGTGTGGAGTTTCTCAAATTGATTTAGATTGTGATTATGAAATAAGTTCTTTAGCTATAGATAGAAGCAAAATATCAGAAACAAGATATGGCAGAAGATTAACAAGAGATAGAGATCCATATGGAAGTAGCTCTCGTTGGGACCGCGGCTATTTGTTCCAAGAATTAAGAAATAAAGGTAACGGTAATTTAAGAGATGGTACAATAAACTTTCTTCTTGAAAATGGAGTAACAAGAGAAGAAATAGATATTATAAGAGCCGGCTTAATTGAATATGAAGAGCCAAAAGAGTTATTAGTAGACAGCGCAA